CAGCGCAGCCTAATGCCAACCATCACTCAGATTCGCGACGGCATCGCTACTAACCTGCAAACTATTAGCGGGCTAAGAACGTCGGCTGAGGTTCCAGACAGTCCTAACCCTCCGCAGGCCGTAGTGCAGATGGGCAACGTCTCATACGACACGGCATTTCAAGGCGGACTTACAACCTACTCATTCATAGTTTCAGTCATCGTTGCAAGGGTGACTGAGGGCCGAGCGCAGGAGAGGCTAGATGCCTATGCCAGCACCTCGGGAGCATCATCCGTAAAGGAAGCAATTGAGTCCGACCGAACCCTCGGCGGAGTCGTTGCAGACGTGCGCGTAGTCGAAATGACAAACGTTGGTGCGGTATTATTGGGTGAGGCAACTTACATAGCCGCAGACTTTGCGGTTACAGTTTACGCAGAATAAAGGAGAAACTCGTGGCCAAGTTCGTAGCAACTGACTACAGCATCACGATCAACGGGTCAGACTTCAGCTCAAGTTTGGCCGCAGTTACCCTCGACATCACAGCCGAGGAACAGGACACAACCGCATTCGGTTCTGGCTTCAGAACTCGCATCGGTGGCCTAAAGGACGGTTCGGTTACTTTGGACTTCCACCAGGACTTCGGTGCTGCTTCGGTAGACGCAACCCTATTCCCACTACTGGGAACTCAGGCAACCGTCGTAGTCAAGCCAACCAGCGCAGCAGTCGGAGCAACCAACCCTACCTACACCGCAAACTGCCTAGTAACCCAGTACCAGCCATTCGCCAGCAACGTAGGCGACCTAGCTACACTTAGCGTTACCTGGCCAACCAGCGGATCGGTAACTCGCGCAACAGCATAAGGAAACTAAATGCAAACCAACCTACACATCACTTACGCTGACGGCACTAAGGCGGAGGTAGTAACCTCACCGGCCGACATCGTTGCATTCGAGGCTAAGTTTGAGATAGGTGTAAGTCGTCTGAACCAAGACCCTAAGATGACTTACATCTATTTCCTAGCTTGGCACGCAGCCAAAAGGACTAAGGTCACAAGCCTAGACTTTGAGGCTTGGGTGGAAACCATAGAGGAAGTCAGTTCCGACCCAAAAGCTTCGTAGGGCTGGGCGAAGATTCCTACCACTGGCGAATCGCATGGATCGCCGTAGAAACGGGAATCAGCCCGCTCGACCTAATGCAGCTTGACTCCAGAATGTTTTGGACTCTAAGTAGATACCTAGAGTTCAAGGCTCAGCGCCAACACCGTAAGCGGTAAACTTATAGGCGAGGAGCGTGCGGATGATTACCCCAACAGTAAACGCGGAGAAAATCCGCGATGCAGTCAAAGAACTTCGCAACGTAGACCCTAACCTCGTCAAAGAACTTCGTAAAGAACTACGCTCAAAAATCTCACCGCTTGCCAGGCAGGTCGCAGACAACGTGCCAACCGATCCTCCGCTCTCAGGATTTGGCAACACTGGCTCGACCGGCTGGTCAGACGTAGTGCCAAAGATTTCCTTTACGCCAGGTCGCTCACGCAAGACCGGTAATCACCTAGTCTCGATTCGTATTCAGCCACGTGCAGCCAAGCGCGGTCTATACATTGCCGAGCTAGGTGGCTCAAGAAGTCGCGGTGCAAGCAACCGAGGCCGAGCCATGATTCGCAACCTGAATTCGCGTTATCCAATGAAGGGACGCGGTGGACGCTTTGCCTACACTAAGTTCCGTCTGCTACGACCCGATGCCGTAAACCTAGCCAAAGATGCGCTCAATCGTTACGTGACGCAAGTAAATAGAAAGCTGAAGTTCTAATGGCTATCAATCTCCCCATAGTCTCCAAGTTCTCCGATGCCGGAGTAAAGGCTGCCGAGTCGAGCCTAAAGAAGTTTAGCCAGTTCGCTAAGCAATCGGCCGTCGCTGCTACCGCTGCTATTGCTGGAATCGCAACCGTCTCGATCCGCGAGTTTGGAAACTTTGACTCTGCTCTACAGCAATCCGTTTCGATTATGGGCGACGTGTCAGATGCCCTCAGAAACGACATGGCAGAGGCAGCTAGGGAAGTTGCCAAGACAACCACGTTCTCCGCTGAGCAGGCCGCTGAGAGCTTCTACTTCCTAGCGAGCGCCGGTTTAGATGCAACCGCTTCGATTACCGCTATGCCAAAGGTTGCTCAGTTTGCTCAAGCGGGTATGTTCGACATGGCCCGCGCTACCGACTTGCTGACCGACGCGCAGTCTGCTCTAGGACTTACAATCCGCGACGATGCGATTGCGAACATGGAGGAAATGGTAAGAGTTTCCGACGTGCTAGTTCGCGCTAACACTTTGGCTAACGCTTCAGTCGAGCAGTTCTCCGTCGCACTTACTACCAAATCAGGTGCTGCCTTGCGTTCCTTGAATAAGGACATGGAGGAAGGTGTCGCCGTCCTTGCTGCATTCGCTGATCAGGGTATTAAGGGTGAGCTAGCCGGAACCCAGTTGTCAATCGTCCTCCGTGACTTGACGACAAAGGCAATCAAGAACAAAGCCGAGTTCGAGGCTATGGGCTTGCAGGTATTTGATACCGAAGGCAACATGAGAAACCTCGGTGACATTATTGCCAACCTGGAGGACGTGCTCGTTGGCATGAGCGACGAGACACAAAAGGCTACGCTTCTACAGGCAGGATTCTCTGACAAGTCGCTAGCTTCCATCCAGGCATTGCTCGGAACCTCAGACGCAATCAAGCGTTACGAAACAGAGCTACGCGCTGCTAGCGGAACAACTGACGACATTGCTAATAAGCAACTTGAGTCATTCAACGCGCAGATGGACTTGCTCAAGTCTCGACTGCTGGACGTGGCCATCGAAATAGGTGGACAACTTGCACCTCGCCTACTGGACTTGCTCGATCGCCTTTCTCCAATTATTGACGAGGCAGCGCCGATGTTGCTTAGGTTGTTTGACAACATCAACGCAATCTTCAAAGAAAACTACGATCGACTCTCACCGCTTGTCGAGGACGCATTGCCTAAGTTCCAGACGTTGTTCGAGGACTTGCGTAAACCAATCGGGCAAGTGTTGGAGTTCCTAAGAATCCTCGGTGAGACAGTGCTCAACACTGTTATCAAGCTAGTGACAAATGCAAGCTTCCTCGCGGCCCTAAGTTCTATCGGTAAGTCCTTCGGCATCATTGCAGAACAAATTGGCATTGTTCTAAAGTCGCCTATCGTGCAGTTCTTGCTCGACCTCACAAGCGGAATCATCATCACCGGACTAAACGTTTTGGCGGCTGCACTGGAAGCAGTGGCTAACGTATTCCAACGAGTCATAGACGTAATCAAGGCATTCAACCGCACTAGCGTCGCACCTAAGACACTGCCAGGTGGCGGCATGACTTCGGTGTCAGGCTTTGAAATAAATCGCGGTACACAAACTTACGTGCCAGGCTTTGCCGAAGGTGGCATCGTTCTACCAACGCCAGGCGGAACACTTGCAATCATCGGTGAGGCTGGACAAAGCGAAGCCGTCATCCCGCTAGACCGATTAGACGCAATGATGGGACGCGGAGGTGGAAACATCTCTATAACGGTAAACGCCGGCATGGGAACAGACGGTCAGGATGTCGGCCGAAAGATTGTAGACGAAATCATTAGATACGAGCGTGCTAGCGGCCGAGTCTTTGCGAGGGCGTAATGGCCACTAACAAAGTCGAAATCGGGTTTGACTTCTCTGAGCAGGCAGGCGCAGAGTTCGCAAAGCTAGATGATGCATTCTATGGAATCCTTGACGCACCGCAGACAATCCTCGGTGGCGCAATCTACCAAGACGTAACTCCGAAGGTAGTCCAATACTCAATAAGCCGAGGCAAGTCGCGCCAGCTCGATCGCTTCCAAGCCGGCAAGGTAGACGTAACCCTAGACAACAACGACCGCATCTTCGATCCGCTTTACTTGACCAGTCCTTATGCTGGGCAGATTATCCCTAAGCGTTCGGTGCGCGTCACCTCGAACGACGTAATCCAAGCCGAGACAGTCATCGACGACTGGGACTTGAGCTACGAGCCATCGGGTAACAGCTACGCCATAATCAAATCCTCAGACGCTTTCGCGCAGTTCGCTAACCAATCCCTATCGGGAGGCACAGCAACCGCTCAGCAAACGGGTGAACGCGTTACAGCAATACTGCAGAACTCAGGCGTGCAATGGCCCTTAGACCGCATCGACGCTGAGACTGGCCAGCAAGCACTACAGGCTGACGTAATCGAAGATGGGACAAACGCACTCAGTTACCTACAGATAGTTACGGAATCCGAGCCAGGACTTTTGTTTGTGTCAAAGAGCGGAGACGTTAGATTCCTCGATCGCAACGCCGAAAGTGCAGGTACACCAATTATCTTTGCTGACGATGGCACTGGCATTCCTTATCAAAACCTTTCAGTTGTCTATGGTGCTGAGCTTCTCTACAACGAAGTGGTAGTTACACGCGATAACGGTGGTACAGCGACAGCATCCGACATTACAAGTCAAAACCAATACGGAATCCAAAACCTAACGCGCTCTAACCTTCCGCTAGACAATGACACCTCGGCGCAGAATCTTGCTGACTATCTAATTACGCAATACAGCGAACCCGAGTATCGCTTCGAGGCCATTGAGATTGAGATAATCGACCTCGACGATGCGACACAAACCTCTATCCTTGACCTTGAGCTAGGCGACTTCGTGAGGGTAAAGTTCACGCCTAATAACGTTCCTCCGCAGATAGATAGATACGCGGAAGTAATTAGAATCGCACAGAGAGTCACTGAGACTTCACACAAAGTGACGCTAGGTCTTGGCTCCACCGACGGGGAGTTCTGGAGACTATCAGACTTGGTATTCGGTAGACTAGGTAACGCACTAGCGTATTAGGGAGAATCGTGAGCTGGAAAGAATGGGCAACCGCTGAAGTCGTGACGGCTGGCGAGTTTCAGTCCTACGTCCAAGACCAAGTGGTGCAAGTTTATGCCGATAGCGGCGCTCGCGGATCGGCACTCGGAACGGCAGTCTCCGACGGTATGGTTTCGTACCTTGAGGACACCAACTCGGTAGAGGTTTACTACTCCGCAGCTTGGAACTCGATTTCAAACCCTGGCGACATCACCGCAGTCACCGCAGGTACAGGATTGACTGGCGGAGGAACAACCGGAGCCGTCACACTAAACGCCGACTACACGGCAATCGGTTCGGCCGTAAACATCTCACTTGCTCAAGTGACAGACGTAACCGCTTCGGCATCTGAGGTAAACATCCTCGACGGCGTAACAGCTACGAGCACCGAACTAAACATTCTTAGCGGAGGAACAGTAACAACCTCAGAGCTAAATTACCTCGGCGGAGTTAGCTCGGACATTCAGACTCAGCTCGATGGCAAGGTTTCAGAAACTAATGGCCAGGTGACAACCGCAGCCGCAGGATCAGGCGTAGTGCGAAACATCTATCTCTCGACTTCAGCGCCTAGCGGTGGTTCCGATGGAGATGTTTGGCTAGTTTACACACCATAAGGGGATAGCGTGACTGCGCACACAAAGATAAGCGGTAGCTGGAAGGACGTAGATTCTTTACACGTCAAAGTTTCTGGTGCTTGGAAAGACGTAGATTCAGGTCACGTCAAAATCTCTGGAGTCTGGAAAGAGTTTTTCACTTCTAAATCGCCAACGTTTACAACTGACTTCCTAACTATTGCCGGTGGTGGTGGCGGTGGTGGCGGCGGTACTGGCTCGTCTAACGGCGCGGGTGGTGGTGGAGCTGGAGGCTACAGAACTTCAGCAGGAACTTCAGGCGGAGGCGCAAGCGCAGAGTCATCCCTTACCCTTTCAATTTCAACTAGCTACACCGTTACGGTCGGAGCCGGTGGTGCTGGAGTCTCTGGCAACGTCACTGGCACGACGGGTTCCAACTCAGTATTTAGCACAATCACTTCATCTGGTGGAGGTGGCGGTGGGCCGCAGTCTGGAGCTGCTGGCTCTGGTGGTTCTGGCGGTGGAGCCGGTGTTGCTGGAACTACTGGATCAGGCACAGCGAATCAAGGTTATGGCGGTGGAGGAACCTCGGGAGTTACTCGTGACTCTGGTGGTGGCGGTGGTGCTGGCTCACTAGGCGTTTCAGGAACTACCGGACAATCTGGGAACGGTGGCTCGGGAGTTTCGTCAAGCATCACAGGATCGTCCGTGACGCGTACTGGCGGCGGTGGCGGTGGAGCGGGCGGCCCTTCGGTAGCTGCTTCCGCTGGCACTGGTACTGATGGAGGCGGTAACGGAGGCTCCAGCGGTAGCGCGGGCGGTAACGGAACTGCTAACTATGGAGCTGGTGGTGGTGGGGCTGGCACTCCGGCAGGAGGTAGCGCGACTTTCGGCGGTAATGGTGGTTCGGGTGTCGTGATAATCAAATACCCAGACGTTTACAGCATCTCAGTAGGTGGAGGTCTAACAAGCTCCACAACTACTAGCGGAGGTTACAAGATAACAACCTTTACCGCAGGCTCGGACACGGTTAGCTTTAGTTAGAATTGACTTGGAGGAATAATGAGCGGTTATAGAACATGGACACCTGGCGAGGTAATCACTGCCTCAAACGTGCAGGATTACTTGCAAGACCAGACCGTTATGGTATTTGCCTCCAACGCAGTTCGTTCAACGGCGGTAATCGTCCCTACCGAGGGAATGCTTTCGTGGCTGGAAGATGACAACAAATACCAGTATTACGATGGCGCTGCTTGGCAAGACCTAATCACTGACCTAACTGGAGGCACGGCGGGTCAGCCCTACGTTTCTCAGGGAGCATCTCCCGCAACCTTCGGTGACATGAAAGCCGAATACATCGCAACGACGATAAACACTAAGACTGCCGATTACACGATTGTTGCTGCCGACGCAAACACAATTATCGAAACTTCAGGAACAGCGCACGTTACTCTAACCTTCGATGACGTGCTCGCGACTGGTGACGTAGTGCAAGTGATTCGTAACGGAGCAGGATCAGCAATTCTTGCATCGGGTTCCGGCGTGACATCCTGGGCTGGCATCGGAACAGCCAACACTTCCGCAGACTTCTACATCGACACCGAGTACGCTGCTGCCGCAGTAGTCAAGACTGATTCGGGCGAGTATCGAGTGATTGGACGCATCGGCGTATGATTCCCCTAGCGGCACTTGCTACGAGTCAAGGTGCTCGCGTGCAAGGCGGAACTTTCCACACGGCAGACGGATTCAACTATCGTGTTTTTACCTCAACTGATACTTTCGAGGTCTTAGACATCCCTCTACAGCAAGCCGAGGTGCTAATCATTGCTGGCGGTGGCCCTGGTGGTAAGCAGTATGGCGCAGGTGGCGGTGCTGGTGGAGTAGTGCATCTTGAAAATCAGGAATTGTTTGGAGTTTATTCCGTAAGCATCGGAGCAGGTGGTGCAGCAAACGGCTCAGGTTATGGATCGAACGGTAGCGATTCAACTTTCGCATCGCTAGGCACTGCAATAGGTGGAGGTGCTGGTGGATTCAATAACGCTAACGCTGGTCAAGCTGGAGGCTCTGGCGGTGGTGGTGGAGGAGAACAAGGCGCGTCTGGCTCTGGAGCTTCGGGCGGTGCTGGAACTAGCGGACAGGGTTTCGCCGGAGGCCAGGGACGCGATGCTACCAATGGCGCTATTCCAGTAGGCGGTGGCGGTGGTGGCGCTGGCGGCGTTGGAGATGATGGTCAAATCGGTGACACTAACAGCGGTGGCGTAGGAACTAACGAGTTTGCTATCTGGGCTGCTGCCACATCTACAGGCGACTCTAATGAGACAGGTTATTTCGCTGGGGGTGGAGGCGGTGCGGTTTACAACGCCGCAACTGGAAGAGGCTCAGGCGGTGCAGGTGGTGGCGGTCGCGCAGATGTTTACCCAGGCGACGGTAGCGGTGGTGGTGGTGAAGCTGGCGAAGCAAACACCGGTGGAGGCGGTGGTGGCGGTGCTGGAATCAGTAGTCCAGATGGATACAACGGAGGCTCTGGCATAGTCATAGTTCGATACCCTACTTGGGCAGGAAGATAGAATCTAACAATGGCACATTACGCATTACTAAATGAAAACAACATCGTGACTCAGGTCATCGTTGGTCGAAATGAAAACGACTTAATCGACGGCGTTAGCGATTGGGAAACTTATTACGGAAAGTTTCATGGCCAGGTTTGTAAGCGCACGTCCTACAACGCAAACATTCGCAAGAACTACGCAGGTATTGGATTCACTTACGACGAGGATCGAGATGCTTTCATTCCTCCGCAGCCTTTCCCTTCATGGCTACTCGACGAGGACACTTGCCAATGGCAAGCTCCGGTTCCTTACCCAGAGGATGACACGGTTATCTACCAGTGGAATGAGGAACTAGGCGACTGGGAAGCAGTCGTTTTCGAGAGTGAAACACCTGCGGTAGAATAGTCCTAACAACCTACACACTTTGAGTTATTGGAGCGTGTAGTGAACGACGACATTCCCGCATGGGCAATCGAACTAATCAGGCAAGTCGAGCGACTAAATGAAAAAATCCCTACTCACGTTGATTGGGTGGAGCGCAACATAAAGGATCACGAGATGCGTATCCGTGCCCTAGAGCGCAAGGTCTGGATAGTCGCAGGTGCAGCCGGTGTTATCGCTTCAGTCGTTACATTCTTTGCGCAGGTTCTAAATGGCTAAGCGAGTCTCAGACTGGCGCTTGCCCTATCCCGACAAATACATCACGGGGCACTACGGCACGATGAGCGACTTCCGTCGTAAGAACGGAATGCAACCGCACTCGGGAACCGATTGGGCACGTCCTCGAGGAACTCGCATCCCTGCAATTGCTAAGGGGACAATCAGACTTATTCAGTATTCAAAAGTGCTCGGCTGGGTAGTAGTCCAAACTGCTATGGATAAAGACGGCGTTATTTGGTACATCGGCTACTGCCACATGGACAAGCGTCCAGGCTACGAGGTCGGGCAGAAGCTAGTCAAAGGTCAGACCGTTGGCTTGGTTGGTAACTCGGGTATGAGTTCCGGCCCTCACCTGCACGCAACCGCAAGCCGTAAACTGAAGGGAGTCTTTGGTGTCACGTCCGACAAAGTCGATCTCTACAAACTCATTCTCGAAAACACCAAAGGGACTCAGACAAAACAAACGGACACGAAAGCTAAAGCGGTGGTGGAGCCGAAGCTCTGTGAATGCTGCGGACAAGAAGTAAGGAAAAAGTAAGGATGTTCAAAGAATACCTAAAGCAGTTCGGACTCAGGTCACTCGGACTTACCCTCGCAACGTTCTTCGGAGGCACTGCTATCGGTGCAGTTGCCGGTGACTGGCTAATGGGTTCAATCATTGGTGTTGGTTCGGCATTCGCAGTCGTACTAACTACGATCGGCGTTAGCCTTGCATGGAGAGGCACGCTTGAGCTGACAGACATTCAGAACGCTTATCGCGCTGCCGTAGCAAAGTCAGACTCTGAGGCCGTGCAAGACGCACTAGAGGTCAATCAGGATGGCGACTTCGACTGGGACGACCTAAGCGACACTCCCGACACCGACGACGAGCTAGCTAAAGACTAACGCTCACTCGGGGAAGTTCCTCCCCAGATTCCGTGACGCTGGTTCGACTCGATTGCGTACGTAAAGCATTCCTGCAAGATAGGGCATTCTTGGCATAACCGCTTTGCTACTTTTGTAGCAAGCTTGCGAGCCTCGGGATTCGGCAGGTCATCGGGGAAAAATAAATTGGCCCTTCCATCACACGGCACGCGACCGGCTTCGTGAATCTTCCGTAGAAAATTGACGTAGGCCGTGTCAAAACGTCGGAGGTCGGACATAAGCTAAGCCTATTAGCGAAAGAGGTCAAATGAAGCTACACGCTCCGCAAGAGTTCAATAAGGCAAAACTACTAGGCGTGTTCGTAAACGGGTCTCCAGAGTGGCATCACGCCCGTCAGGAAGGCATTGGAGGCTCGGAGATAGGAACTATCCTCGGACTCAATCCTTGGGAGTCTGCTTACGCACTATGGGCAAAGCGATCAGGACTAATCGAATCCCTAGCGACATCCAACTTCGCCATGCGTCTAGGGCAAGTCCTCGAAGAACCAATCCTAAGTATCTGGCAGGAACAGAACCCAGACTACGAAGTCTTTACAACCGGCACGTATCAGCATCCGAAGGTCAAACACCTACACGCAAACCCAGACGCGCTGGCTCGCAATGTCGAGACTGGCGAGTGGATAATCCTAGAGGTCAAGACCTCACGCAACTACTGGGACGAATTGCCACCGCAATACGAAGCTCAGGTGCAGCACTACCTGGACGTGATGGACTTGCGAAAGGGAAAGATAATCGGCCTAGTCGGGATGGACTGGGTAGAGGCAGACATCGACCGCGACGACTTTCAGATAAGGCAGCAGCGTCAAGCAGCGCAAGACTTTTGGGACAGCCTTCAGTCCGGCGAGCGTCCGGCTTGGGATGGTTCCGACTCGACCTACAACGCCGTGCGCCAGGAGAACTTGGAAATCACCGACGAGGAAGTTGAGATTGAGGGCGGGCATTACCTAGTCTTAGCTCAAGACGAATACGATCGAGCAAAAGACGAACTCAATAAAGCCAAGTCAGAGGTGCTAGCTCAAATGGGAAACGCTAAGTCTGCCTACATGGAGCACGAAGGCAAGCGCTACAAGTTTGCCCAGCGTCAAGCACGCGGAGGCGGAGCACCGTACCTAGTAATCAAGAGGACAAAGTGAACTCAATTTTTCTGCACGATACCGTGACACTAATGCGCAGCATCGGAGACGACGAGACGTTTGTCACGGGCAAGGTCACCGGTCTAGTCACACACGATGAGACTGGTTCAATCAAATACCTCACGATCAAGGGAATCGAGCAACCAATTTGGATGAGCGAAGGCTGGAAGTTCGTGGAGGATTACGAAGGGGATGAGGACGATGCCTAGATTCAATTTAGAAAACTACCAAGACGTTCAATCACGTCTCAACGCACTACATAAGGAGTGGCCCGATGCCAGAGTCATTACGGAAAACCTTACTTCTCCCAGTGATCGGAGTGTTTCGACATGGGTTGTCAAAGCCTCGCTCTACCTCACGGCAGGCGACCAAGCCAACGACCTGCCTAAAGCAACTGGTCACGCGTTCGAGATAGACGGAGGCTCGGGAGCTAACGCAACCGCAGCACTTGAGAATGCGGAGACTTCAGCCGTCGGTAGGTGCTTACGACTAGCCGGTATCGGTGAAGGCCCGTCGCGTGAGGAAATGGTGAAAGCGAATAAACCGATTGACAACTTCATGACGCAAGCGGATAGTATTAGCGACGTAACCGAACTAAGGAAGCTCTATGCCAAAGCCAAAGCAGCCAACCAGGATGCCTCAGTCCTCAAGGCAATACAAGAGCGAGCAGAGGCACTTGATACTGGAAGCAAAGATTCGGGAGCTAGAGGAAGCAGCAATCGAAGCAAGGCTGACCGGAAACAGTGAGCACTACGACATCTTTCAACATAATCTAATCATTCACCTACTGGATTTGTATGCTGCCATCGGAACTGATACAGGAACTAGCGACACTAACCGCTGAGAATCGCAAAGGCGCGGAGGCCCTATTCGCTGCCGAGATTGCCCTAGCGGAAGCAGAACACGAACTCGATACAATCGAGCAAAAGGCTTTCATAAAGGCTCAAGGTACGGTTGCGGATAGAACTGCCCTATCTAAGCTAGAAGCCGCAGACGCGCGATTACAGCGCGACTTACGCAAGGCTGAGGCTAACCGCGTGCGAATGAAAATCAAAGGCTTAGAGACGGCAATCATGGCCGTAGCGACGCAGGCAAAGCTCGTGCAGACGGAGGCTAAACTTTAGGGGTGAAACCCAAGCTCATCAAACTCATCAAGGAACGTGACGCTTGGTGCTGGCACTGCGGAGCTGAGGACGGCTTACAGATACATCATCGCCGGAACAAAGGCATGGGCGGTTCAATCAAGCTCGATCGAGCAGACAACCTAATCAGAGTTTGCGCTTGGCTCAACTATCAAATGGAGCAGAACGCGCAGGTCGCAAGCGACGCTCGCGATCACGGCTGGAAGCTAGGTAGCTGGGACGGATTCGACACGCCAGTATTTGACAAACCTTTAGGCGCTTGGTTTATACTCACGAGTGATGGGAGGAAGGTTCCGTCGGGGCCACCATCGTTTCTAATCTAAGGGGATTACATGGACGTTGAACTCATAGCCAGGGACGCAAGGGGACGAGCACTAGAAGGCTCAAAATACAAAGTTCTAACTGACAAGGATCGTGTAGACATTACGCAAGAACTCAAACAACTTTACTTTCATGCCGGTCGAGCAAGTGCCGGCTCCAGGGACTATCTTGCGATTGAGGCTTACAAGCGTTATCGAGAGCTAGAGCGCAAGTGAGCATCGAGATCATGAATGCCGTCTGGAAAAACTCCAAAGCCGACGGCAGGGCAAGATTAGTTCTATTAGCAATCGCCGATCATCAAGGCGAGATAGGTGCTTGGCCATCAATTTCGACCCTTGCGAAGATGGTCAATTCATCCGAGCGAAGCGTGCAGCGTGACATCCAACACTTACAGGCAATTGGTGAGTTACGAGTCGAGGTGCAGAACGCTCCAACCAAGACGCAATACAAGTCAAACCTTTATTGGGTGACGTTGCCAGGGGTGACAGAATCGCAATCAGGGGTGACAGATTCGGCCGTCAGGGGTGACACTGTTGTCGTACAAAACCTTAATAGAACCATTACAGAACCATCTAAAGCGCAGACAGAAAAAATGTTCGATGAATTTTGGACAAGCTACCCTCGCAAGCTAGACAAGGCCAAAGCCTTCAGAGCGTTTCGATCGGCACTAAAGCGAGCAAAGTTTGAGGACATCCTTGCCGGTGTGATTGTGTATCGCAACGACCCTAAGCGCGATCCAGACTTCACGAAGTATCCAGCGACCTGGCTAAACAACGACGCATGGGAGAACGCTGCAACGACTCCAGAAGCTCGTGCAGGGATCGAGGCCCGAAGGGAAAAAGAACTCAAGGCATCAAATGAATACCTCAATCAGATGAAGGAACTAGAAAAGAACTCCGCTCCACCTCCCGCGGACATTCGAAAAAGGCTAGGCTTATGACGTGGCGGAACAGGTATGCGTTAGGTGCGGCATTGTCTTTGAGGTCAATTCGACACGCAAAAGCAACGACACCTGCTTCGGCTGCCGAGCACGCAAGCAACAGAAAATCGGAGACTGCTTACCCTGGCATGGCGGATTCGCTGAGGACTTGGTTACGCCAGTCGATGAGGACGGAGACGAAGTTCTACCTGGCATCCGGTCTTGCGGGAATCGTGATTGCGTCAATGGTTCGCACATTGTCGGAGCCTCAAAGTAAAGTAAAAGAAAAACCTACGGAGGAATAATGGCTAAAGGAAAAGTAAGCGGCGAGGTTGCCTGGCACATCGAAGGTCACGGCTTCAAGCTAATCGAAACACTAAAGGGGTTCGACGGTGAAGATCGAAAGAACTACGTCACGGTCTGGACGGATGCACGCCCGACTATTGGCTCGGAGGTCGAGGTCACGGGCGATGTCTCAGTCAGGCTTGAGTCCTACACCGGCAAAGACAACCAGCCGAGACAGAACGCAGCAATGCACTTCAACAACGTCACGGTCAAGGAAGCAGATGCTCCGTTCTAAATGGGCGGGCAGGATTACGATTCTGCTTCTTGTGATGACGCTCGTCGCGTTGTCGCTTGAGTCGTCTGGCTTCTTGCAGTTCGTGGGCTATGGCTGGGCAATCCTGCTTAGCCTTGCCCTCGCACTAAACTGGAACCGTGCAACTGAGGATTGAAGGACTACCTAAACCGCAAGGCTCTAAGCGTGTCTATAACGGTCGAGTAGTCGAGGCCGCAGGTAACGCGCTCAAGGTCTGGCGCAAAGCAATTGCAGACGAGTGCCTGGCTCAAGTCACTGAGGAACACAAGCTAATGCTCGGCCCGATCAGGGTAGACATAGTGTTCTACCTACCTAGACCAAAGACGGTGAAGGAAAAAGACAGAGCACTTCCTATCGTCCCACCGGACATCGACAAGCTGGCTCGCGGAGCACTCGACGGGATTGGGCAATCAGGAATGGTTTGGGGAGACGACTCTCAGGTGATCGAGCTAAGGGCAACAAAGGTCTACGCAACCGACTTTCAGGGCGCAGACATCAAAATAGCCGAAATGTAACGGTTCTATAACAACCGCCAAAACATACTTTCCTTGCTCTAATTTGTCTCATAGAGTTGTCTCAACAACAAGGGAAGGAAACAAAATGAACACAGCAACAAAGAGTAGCGAGTGGAAGCTATACCCATTTGCAAAAATCGACTTTAGCGATCCAGTTTGGATGCGATACAACTGCACAGAATGTGAATGGACACACCAATTCAAGAGCAAGAACCTAGCTTGGGAAAACCACTTTGACGAGTGCCACCCTGAGCTAGTTACCACTATGAGCTAATGAGAATCTGGTATGCAATACGCCGACCTATCGGCTACACAATCATAATTACATTTTGCTCACTTGGGCTAATTCTTTTGCACGCACTACCAATTGTCCTAGTAGACGCACTACTAGGTTTATAGAAGGGGATAACAATGCCACTATTTAGGCGAGGTGCTTCCGACACCTCAATCGAAGCAGCACAATCTATCGAACTGCCAAAGCTAGAGCGCATGGTGCTCAACGCTATCCGGCAGAGCAAACGCAAGGGGATGACGCAAGACGAGCTTCTACGCAAGTTCGAGGCTTACAGCTATTCCTCAATCACTGCCAGACCCTCCGCACTAAAGCGCAAAGGCTTGATAGTTGATTCTGGCGAGCGCCGTACCGGTCGCTCAGCTCGCAGGCAAGCAGTCCTAATCGCATCGGAGTTTGCATCGTGACCATCGAGGAATCGTTTGAGAACTTCCGCAAGGACATCTCACCAATTATGGATAGGCTCGGCTTTCAGACTTACGGCCTCGGGTTCAACGCAGCCGTAGAGATGATCGACGAGATGAGCAATGCTAAACACAACGAAGGTGACACCATCGCAGCCGAGGTGCTCCGGTGGGCATCGAAAGAACTAAGGGGAGAAAATGACTAACTGGCTAGACCGCATCTATTTCAAGCTCAAGGAACTATTTACGCCGGACGCTCACGAGACTGCGTATCAGCAAGGTTACGCAATGGGCAAGACGGTAATGAAGGCCGCAATTCTGGCAGAGCTAAGGCAGAACGATCTTTACGATTGGTCAGACCAGCGACTGAAGCTCGGCTATGAGGTAGCCATTGGCAGGGCAAAGGACGTAACTCGATGATGAAGATAACAGTCTGGGAGCTGCCTAACTGCGTGCAGTGCAATCAGACTAAGCGCGAGTTCGACAAGCTCGGCATCCAATACCAAGTAAAGCAACTCAACCGGTCGCCTAAAGCCGTAGAGCGGTTCAAGGAAATGGGCTTGATTGCTGCACCGATAGTCGAGACTGACGATCGCCGTTGGTCAGGCTTTCGCATAAACCGCATCCGCGACCTGGACAATCACCTAAAGCACGAGCGCGACTTAGGCATCAACGTTCCGCTCGATCCAATACGACACTTAGACGAGGTAGATGATGAGTAATAAAAAACTTATTCTGCATCTTTGCGCTGATACCGGCTCAGATACTCGTTATTATCAACAGTCAGATGAGTATGAGGTTGTCAAAGTTGGCTCGCGAATCGGTGTCGAAAATTACAAATCGCCGCCTAACGTCTACGGAATTATCGCTAATCCAGTATGCACAGAATTTTCGACGGCTAGAAGCAATGGTAAAGCGAGGAACCCCGAGTTGGGGATGGAACTTGTAAACGAGTGTTTACGAATAATCAAAGAAGCAAAAAGCTCTAGCAACCTAAAGTTTTGGGTTATCGAGAATCCTGCAAAGGGCAGGCTAAAAGATTATTTAGGCAAACCAAATTACACTTACGAACCTTGGCACTATGGATCGCCCTGGACAAAGAAAACAGCATTATGGGGAGAGTTCGAAATGCCCAATCCGAGCTATACAAACTGGGCAGATGTTCCAAAGTTAGATGGCCTTTACATAAGACCAGGTCGCAAAAAACCTTCACTAGCTTTTATGCACAAAAGTGCTGCAAAGCTAATACCAGAGTTTATAGATGCTGGCTTTGAACCAGACTCGGACATGGAGTTTAGGTCTTTATGTTCGCAAAAATTTGCAAAAGCATTTTATGAAAGGAATAGGTAAAAGTGAGTGACCTACTACCAGGCCAGCAGATTCAAAGGTTGGTAACCAAAGCAGTTCGTGATGCTTACGATGAAGGTCGTCAAGTCGAGCGTGAACGCATCATCAAAGCACTCAGGAATGAGGAAACAGCAAAGACACTTATGGTCTTAGCCAGAAATACAGACAAGCAGCATCCACAAGTGATTCAGACTCATGCTTGGGGCAGAATCAAAGACGTTCTTAGACAGGAGCAAAAGTGAGTGATCTACAACAGGAAACAGTTATTGACTGGCTAAAGGCAAAGCATAAAGAGCTTATGGACACCGGTCAATGGGGCCTAGCTGCAACCATTGACTTAGTCATTGACATTATTGAAGGGAAAATAAAGTGAGTGACCTAAACGACCTAATCGCACGCAGTAGCATAATCAGCTACCAGCAAGGCAGGAAAGATGAACGCCTTGCCATCCTTCGACTAGCCAAAGAAGCCAGCATGAACAGAGACAACGGCGACTATGTCTATCTCGATGACCTAAACGACTACATCGACGAATACGACCAGGGGCATTATGCGAAAATCTATACTCAAGAGAACTAACGATCAGCTCTACGCCGATTTCAAGCAAGCGGCGGGACTGCTCGACGATGACAACCTAATCTGGTCTAACGACTTCGACAACATCCGAAAAGACTTGGCCCGTTACATTTCGGCTAAGGCGACACTCGGAGCGGGAAATAACCCGCACCTAATCCAAATCGTGCAAACCTTGATAGCGGACGAAAACGACATAACAATCTAAAGGGGAATCATGCTAGAAGGACTGAGTAAGCCATTACCGAAAGAGGGCTACTGCAAGGTAGCTGACATCGCATCATCGCTAGACCCAGACGACCGCAAGATACTTCTACAAGCCGTAGCCGACTCGTCATGGGCCGCTAAAGCACTTTCACGACAACTACGTGAGCGTGGCGTACAGGTAAGCGATACGACAATCCTGCGCCATAGACGCAAAGAATGTCCGTGCGAGTAGGCTTGACTAGATGCTAGAGAACCTAAAGCCCGCACCAAAAGTAACCGCACCGGCAAACTTCCGACCTGGAGTCGAGTTTGATGGCACGGAAGGCACGGCGACAACGCCGGGCTACGAAACTGAGCCTCAGAACTTCGACGAGTTCCTAATCGACGCTGGACTCAATCCCGAGGAAATCGACATCATCCCTCCGGTGAGAACCTCACGTTGGCAACAGCGTGAAGGCGGAGAGTGGCTAACGTCGTACCGGTTCACGTTTAGGCGCAAGACTGCCGGCATCGACCTCCCGCTACTACTTGCGGAAGCTAAGAAAAAGGTCAAGGCTCCAAAGGTCAGAAGCACTCAGGAAAAGGCCCTAGTTGTCTTATGGTCAGACCTACAAGTAGGCAAGGTTGATTACAGAGGCAACTCGCAAAGCTTGATCGAGCGCGTGGCACTAATGCAGTCTCGCTTGATTGAGATGGTAAAGCGTGAGCGACCCGAGCAGATAATCTTTGCCGACCTCGGAGACACGATTGAGTCCTTCTACAACGCTGCCGACTTACAGCAACTCGCAACGAACGACCTAAGCCTTATGGAGCAGGTTGATTTAGCAACTACGTTCGCTTGGCAAACCCTAAGCTTGCTCTATGAGCACGTCCCACAAATAACCTACGCATCCGTCGGTTCCAATCACTGCCAGTTCCGTATTGGAAAACAGGTGATCGGCAAGGCCACCGACGACTGGGGCGTGTTCATAGGGCGACAACTCGCTCGGCTCGCGAAGGAAAAAGAACTAAACATTCGATTCCTCGAACCGCAGACTCACGATGAGTCCCTAGCTATTGACGTATTCGACGATGGCTTCCACATCCTCGGCGTAGTGCACGGGCATCAGGCACGTAGACCAGACAACATGGCTACTTGGTGGCGAGGGCAGGCATTCGGCCGCCAGCCAGTCGCTGACGCTTCGGTGCTCGTGCACGGCCACTGGCATCACCTTAGAGTGACTGAGATGGGATCGACACCGCGAGGCACTTCACGCTTTCTAGTTATGGCTCCAACTATGGACAACGGCTCAGGATGGTGGAAGAAGGTAACAGGCGAGGACTCAGTTCCAGGCTTAGCGACTTTCACGCTAGAGAAGGGCGTGGACTTCACGGGAACAGTATTCAAACTATGATCACCGGCGAAACCTACAAAGTCCACATCGGCTCAAACCTCGATGTCTTACCGACCCTTGAGGACAACTCAATTGACTCAATCGTCACCGATCCACCTTATGAGCTTGGGTTTATGGGTAAGAAGTGGGACTCTAGCGGAATCGCTTATTCGGTTGAGCTTTGGAAAGAGTGCCTGAGAGTCCTAAAGCCAGGTGGTCACCTTTTGTCTTTCGGCGGAACACGCACTTGGCACAGAGTGGCAGTCGCTATCGAGGACGCAGGGTTCGAGGTCAGAGACTCAATAGCTTGGATGTATGGGTCAGGATTCCCGAAGTCGCTAAATGTAGGTAAAAGCATAGAGGCAAAGCTCACCACAGGGTCGGCGGCTAAGAACGGATTTCATAAATTAGAAGGCAAACGAACGGGTGATGAGAAAATCGGAATGTATGCAACTGTCGCTGAGCATGGGTTTAGAAGCCACAATCCTGAACAACTTGGGGCATTTGATTTAGAAGCAACCACACCCGAAGCTCAACAATGGGAAGGATGGGGAACAGCACTCAAACCAGCCTTTGAACCTATCGTTGTCGCTCGCAAACCCCTAATCGGCACAGTCGCACAGAATGTCCTAACTCATGGGACAGGGGCGTTGAACGTAGACGGCAGCAGGATAGGGACAGGCGAAGGCGTAGTTACTTTTGACAGAACCAAGCGGAAAGTAGAGGGTAACACTTACGACTTGGGCACAGTAACAGGGCTAAGGGAAAGCGGTCAAGGTCGCTGGCCTTCAAATGTAATCCTTGACGAATACAGTGCAGAGATACTAGACGAGCAGAGCGATGCAAGTCGCTTTTTCTATGTCGCTAAAGCCTCAAAGCGTGACAGGAACGAAGGGCTAGAGGGATTGCCTCTTAGGAAGTCAGACCAGCGTTCAGATGTTGCAGCTGGCTTATGGGCAGAAATGGAAGCACCAAAGCAGAACTTTCACCCAACAGTCAAACCAACCGACCTAATGCGCTACCTAGTAAAGCTAGTAACCCCACCTAACGGAACAGTCCTAGACCCGTTTACAGGATCAGGCTCAACCGGCAAGGCAGCAATCCTTGAGGGCTTTAGGTTTGTCGGTATCGAACTGACAGAGGATTACATTCCGATAATCGAGGGCAGGCTAAAGCACGCCGAAGCAATGCTAAGTGCAACGCAGGATCAAGAGAAAGAAAAACTTTTCTAATGCCAACTTACGACTACAAGTGCCGCACCTGCGACCAAAGTGCAACACTTATAACCGCAATCAACCGCCAGCTAAGCATTCCAGTCTGCTCGCATTGCAAAGCCGAGATGGTGAGAGACTACGGCTCGCCTAGTGTCAAGTTCACTGGCTCTGGGTTCTACTCAACGGACAACAAATGAAGATCGTCGCACTAACACCGTTCAACATCATCCCTCCAAACTTCGGTGGGGCCGAGCGATGCTATAACCTACTCACTCGCGTCGGGGAGCTAACCACTCTTGCACTCAACTGGCAAGGTGTCAGTCAGGAAGGCTCTGTAGGCGAGATGAAGTATCGACTCGTCCCTGCCGATCCCGCTGCCGTCGAGCAGTCGGAGAAGCTAATGAAACTAGGCGTAATGACTTACGACCCAATGCCGATGCTTTGCAAGAACAACCTAACGACGCTAAAGGATGCAATCGCGGAGGAAGAACCAGACCTAATCATTCTTGAGCATCCCTGGCTCTACCCGTTCGTAGGTGACGTCCCCTTTATCTATGACGCTCACAATGCCGAAGGCTACCTAACGCAAACACGTTGGCCTAACAGTTACGACGCTCAGTTAGTAGAGGAACTAGAGACTCAAGCCGTGACTAAGGCAAAAGCCATAACAGTCTGCTCCGAGGTCGATGCGTTGCTACTCAAAAAGCGATACCAAGTAGAGACGGCAATGCACTACATACCTAACGGCACGGACATCCCAAGCAAGCCAGCCGAAGGAAAGACAAAGAACCTAATCTTTATCGGCTCGATCTATGGCCCTAACGTAAAGGCAGCACAAAACCTAGTAAACCTTGCACCGGTACTCGATGGCTACACAATCCAGATACTCGGCCCTTGCGCCCAGCTAGTCAAGAGCGACTCAGAGAACGTCGAACTAGTAGGCACGGTGACTGAGGAACAGAAGGACGACTACTTTCGCAACGCTTACGCATTCGTGAACCTAGTAAGGACTGGCAGCGGAACCTCACTCAAGAACGCAAGGGCTATGGCTTACGGCTTACCGGTGATTGCAACTAAGGTCGGCGCTCGCGGTTACCCGACTGCCATCGTTGCCGACACGGAAGTCGAGGTGCTGCACGCACTACGCAAGCTCAACGACCCGAAGCTCACGCAACTTGACTGGCGGAAGGAATCAGAAAAGAACCTGGCTTATGCCAAGACGATTAGCTGGGACGTAGTAGGTGAAGCATTTAGGGGAGTAGTCGTTGCCTAAGTTTTCTCGGCCGTGTTTGAAATGCGGGGGGACTACCGAGCCAGGCGGGACGTACTGCGCGATACACGCTAGGGAGCTGGCGCAGGCTCGTAACCTACAACGTGACTCTGATCCCGAACGAAAAGCAAAAAAGAAAATCCTTTACGGCACTGATTATCAAAAGAAGCGTAGGGAGATAGTCCAGTACGTACGGCAATACGGATTCGTCTGTTATCTCTGCAAGAAACCAATAGAGCTGGCGCAAGACATAGACATCGACCACGTAGAGGCGGGTAATCCAGATAGCCAATTGCTTCCAACTCACCGTCTCTGCAACCGCAGCCGAGGAAATCGCCGCGCACCTACCCACTAGGGCATAACTACGGGGTGGGGTCAAACATCGAAGGCCCTT